AGGCAGAAAAAATGGATTGACCTTTTTTGGGGTGTTTAAATACTACGAAATACTTATTTTACGTGTACCAGATCTGAGCCATGACCCATATTTGAGCCACGGCGAAAATAAAAAATACTTAGTTCAGTATTCTGTTCAGTTGTACATTACTAAAATACTGCTATATTTATATTGTGAGCAATGAAACAAAGGAAAAAAAATCATGAGAAACGTCGAAAATAGTTTAGAAAGTTTTTTGGGGACAACATCCCCAGAAGAATTTGCGTCGGTAGAAGAAGTAGAACACTACTTCACGCAAGAACATCTTGAATGGATGTTTGGCCAGGATGTTTTTTTTATCGATATGGAAGAAGTTGAAGAATTAAAAAAATGGATTATCGAAAAGTATTTCGATAATTTTAATGAGATAATAGATCTCATTAAAAAAGCCGGCGAAAAATGGGGTACAAACGGAAATATAACCCTGTTAAGGGAAGCCTTCTATATTTGCAACCCCAGTAGACCAAACGGCTGGGGTTGTGATGCTGTTCGCTTGACTGACGACAGGACATTAGAATTCGGGCGCGTTAGTTGGGATTTCGCTGAGTGGCTGGATGACGCAGATGACTATGATTGGTCAATTGAACAAGAAAGTTTCAAATCATATTCTTCATACGATCTGACGGACACCGGTGAGCGTTATAACGCTCACCAAGAACTGAAAAGATGGGTTTAAACCCATCTTTTTTCCCGTGTACCGGATCTGAGCCATGAGTGAAAAACTCAATATACTGAGTGGTTCAGTATATTAAAAAAGTAGCAAACGTTCCCCATATGTACCCGTGGCTCAGATCTGGTACATGGGGAATAACAAAATACAAACGAAGGAAAATAAAATGTTAAATAAAGAGCAATATAGCAAAAAAGTAGATGAAATTATTGATGATTATATGAAAGAAGGTTCAGACCCCGAAGAAATAATAAATAGATTGAAACAGGCCAGTAAGGAACTGAAGGAATGGTATGATACATATGGAAGTAAGGGCATATTAGGATAAAATCCTTCTCGTGTACCAGATTTGAGCCACGACAGACCAAAGAATGAGCCATGGCTCAGATCTGGTACACGAGAATAGAAAATAAATTCACCCAAGGAGAAAGGACAATATAATGGAGATTTACAATTTAGTATATTTGATAATTATATCAATACTTTGGGTATTTGGAATAAGAGAAGCAGATGATCGAACTTCAAAATACTTTTTGTTATTACTTGCCATTGCAGGTATACTTGCTACCATATTTCAAGTAAAATTGATGTCGTGACTCAAATCTGATACACGGTATTCCCCGGAATAAACAAATAAACTATATCATATACTCTCTGCTTTTATATACCTCTATATATACGGTAGGCGCTTCGCGCCTAATGGCCCCCCACTCCGGATCGGTTCTCGGCCGGGTGGCTGAATTTGGGGACATAGCTAGCCACCATATAATACGAAAAATTTTTCTGAAATAGCCACTCAACTATGTAGAAAATTTTTCTGAAATAGCCAAGGTAATATGTTAGCTATTGAATAATGTAGAAAATTTTTCTGAAATAGCCAAGTATTTACTTTTTAGAACATCTGTTCAGTTGTAAAATACTTCTGAAATGCTATATTAAAAATATGAGTGGAAATAGATTGACTTTTTTTAAGGTGATTAAAAAGGATTTCGTTGTAGAAATCTAGAGGGAGGAAAGAGAAGATGTCAATAACAGTATTAGAAATTAATGATGATTATGATAAAGTTAAGGCTGATCAATTTTGGGAAGTAATATATACATTACCGAATTGCCCTATAGAGCTTGAAGATCTTGCTTTCAGTGTTGATATAGTTGTATCAAACAGCAGAGCCAAAGAAATAAAAGAATACTGCATGGCTGTACAAGGCTTTTCAGATGGTACTGATTGCGCAATATCGTTTGATAAAGTTGAAAAGTACGAATCTCAATATAGTATCTGAAGGAGATGAATTTATTTGGACATAATACGTTGGCATATGGTGAACCATTGGAGTCCATAGACTTTACCGGCTTTTTAGTTTTAAGGAGGAAAGATGGTAGAATACGTAGAAATACTAAAGAAAAAAATACTCGAAAATAAAAAAATATTAGGATTTAGAGAAAACCCCCATATAAAAGTAGTATATGTGTACAATATAAAGGCTGGTAAGGATATTCCGAATTATATCGAGGTATCATTTTGCGGTGGTTGTAGATATTTAAGTACTTCACCAGCGTATGCTAGGGCCAAGAAAGTACTTTTCGGTATTCGTAATTCTTTACGAATACCTGTATTATTTAAGGATTTCCCTGTTTAGAGCATTTTATGTGTACCAGATCTGAGCCACGTCAGATCTAAGAATGACTTAGGACATGTGCAGGCCTATAATAAGATAGAAGCTTTAGAAATGTGGTCGAAAAAGATTTTTGTTTTAAAGTAGAAAAATAGTCACAATAATATAGGAGAGTGACAATGATTGACGAAAAACGCGAAGAGATTATGGAAAAAGTTGTTGAAGCGGCAGAAAATTATGGACTTCGAGCAAAGTCTTGGATTGGTGGAAGTAGGATGCGAGTATATCTATCGCGGCAACTTAGTAAAGGACGTCAGGATATTGGGTATGTTGAAATAGAATCTGATGGATCCCGTTCATACAATCTTATCCGCAATAAGGCTGGGATTCGCGATTCAATAGAAGCGGTATTATAATTCTTAAAATGTGACCGATTGTGAGAAATGGAAACAAGACGAATTATGATTGAAATAAAAGAAATAATAATGATCGAATGTCTTGATGAAAAAGGTTGGGATGAGATTCTCGTGTGGTTGGAAGAGAATACTGAATTTGAGTGGTTAAGTGGCGATAAACCAACTTCTCAATTAAGCAGAGAAATAGGTTATACAATAACTAAATTAACATCTGAACATAAATTAGTTTTGAATTTGACCTGTGATAACACATTGACATATGGAGAACCATTGGAATCCATAGATACGCTTAATATTAATGAGTTTAAAGAAAAGTATTTCGTTAAGAAAAAAGATTACGAACATAGGGGTATGGTTTACAATCCAATCTCCGGGAAATGGAATTGGGGATTTTAAAAAATTATTTATATAAAATAAAGTAGTTCAGTATTTATCAGGGGTAGAAAATAAAAAGAATAGATTAAAAAGCAATATACGTTTTACGAAAACTGGAAACCCAGTTAAAAATGATCCATTGTGGTGTAAACTAGATATTTCTACTATACGAAGGCGGTAAACTTGGAATACCAGACAATAGCTTGATTTATTGTGATCCGCCATATAAAAATACTACCAAATATAAAGTTGTTAAATTTAATTATAAACTTTTTTGGTAGTGGTGTAAATTAAAAAAAATGCAAGGGTATACAGTTTTTGTTAGCGAATACGAAGCACCATCAGAATTTAAATGTATTTGGTGTAAAACAATTTTTAATACGTTAGTATGTGATACTGGTTCAAAAAAAGGTATTGAGAAATTGTTTAAAGTGTAGATATTGGATATTGGATATTGGATATTGGTTTTATTTCTAGACTATGCTTTATTGTTTAAATAGATTTGGTCTTAGAACAATTGCGAAAGTAAAATTTGCTGAACATGGAAACACAGGTAAATGCTCCTGGTGAAGATTGGTGGGTCTGGATTACATATATAAACATTTTGGCGATATAGAATACGAAATAATTGATACTGAAAAGATTTTGAGAGAACGAAAAGAAAAAATGATAAAATAAAACGAAGTACTTCGTTTTTGAGTGAAAAATGAAAGAAAATATACAATTATTCGGAATAAAAAATAAAAATGGTGAATGGCTTGATTTTGATACAATGGAATTTAAAAATTATTTAGATATAAATTGTTTTTTAATTAAAGTAGACAATGGTTATATTGATAAAGATTATTACTATTATCAACAAAACATAGAAAATCAAATTTATTTGAAAGAAGAAGATGACGAAACACAAATTTTTGTACATGAAACGTGTATGGAATGTGTTGATGGTCTAATGTGTGAATCATGTCGGAATTCTTTGAAAAATTGTGAAAAAATAAAGTGTCTTCTTGTCGTGTTTTTTTCATTAGACTGGCAATTTAAAAAAGTATATAATAGAGATGATGAAGAAGAAAAATGTTAAATATGAATGAATATAATAAAGTTATCGATAAAATTGTAGAAAAATATATTGAAAATAAGTATACATATCGAGAAGCTGAAGAAAAAACTTTGATTGCTAGAGACGAATTAAAATGAGATTAGAATTTTATTTGGGTTTAATTTTTATTGTAATGTGGCTTCAAATAATGTAAGCTTTAAAAAATAGTGATAAAAATCACAAATACAAAGGAAAGAAAAGAAAAATGAAATATGTAACCAAATATATTCTAACAAAAGGAATATTGTGCGTGGAGGATTATGAGATTGTAGAAGATGAACCAAAGTTTGTAAATTACAATTAATAGGAACACTTTTGTGAATATGGCAGATTGATTTTAGAGATGTTGAAAAATGAAAACTTATATTGCGGTTATCCATAGAGAAAAAAATAATTTTGGTGTATCATTTCCTGATTTTCCAGGATGTGTAACGGCTACGAATAAAATTAGTGAAATACGAGAATTAACCTTAGACGTACTTCAATTACATATTGAAGAAATGGGATGTGATTCTGAAAAAATTCCTGAACCAACGAAATTTGAACAAATCAGCAAAAAATATATTAATGAAGATGTATTCTATATTACCGTCCATATAGATTTGTTTTAGGGTGAAAAATGATTATTTGTCATTTAGGCAATCAATATTTTATTTGTTAGAGAAAAAGATTAGGGTCAGCGTGGCTAGCTAGGTAAGTTTGGTGAATGTCCTATGCAGAAACTATAAATAACTGCAAAACCACGCATTTTTAGGGAATGGTGGAATGGTAGACACACGTACTAAGACGGTTATCGACAACCCGGAGGATGAAACGCTGAAGTGACGCCTCCATGAAAGTGTTTAATAAGGCTATAACTTAACTTTCGTAAGCACGGTTTCTTAGAGCAATGACATGCCGGTTATATCGTCATTGTGGAAGGATAACATTGTAGGTTCGAATCCTACTTCCCTAATATGAACAACGAAATAAAAAATAAATTAAAAACAATGAAAATTGGCGAATCAGATATTGTTTGTGGAAAGCCTGTTACAAGAATATCTAAAAATGTTTTTGAAGTACATTTGTTTTCTAAAGATTACATCTGTAATATTAAAGAAACTATAGAACATATTAAAAACAAAAAAAATGGTATGTTATATGAATAATAATTGGATCAATGATTGTTTTGCTAACGATAAATTGGTTGAATATGGTGATATAATTAATAGATATGTTAAAAGTTATCAATTGTCGAATACAAAACCTTTATATGAACATAATTGTGATAAATGTATTTTTTTAAAATCTACAAATTATGACAATATTGATTACGATTTGTATTTTTGTAAAAAATGGCTCCCTACAATTCTTGCCAGAAAGTCAGATCAACTTTCAGATTATTTATCTGGTATAGGATCGGCTCATATCGAACCTATATTATTTTTAACTTTAGATTTGTCGGTGAGATCTGGATTTCTTCCATTTGAGTCAATTTATTCTGTTAATTTGCGTAAAGCGATTAAGGGATATGATATTAGATTTTTATTAGCCATTACAAATTTTGTTTCTAAAATGATTAACGAATTATATAAGGAATTTAATTGGCATTCGATTAATAATTCTACACTTTTATCTATAAATGCTAAAATAAATGAATTTTGGTATGAATTAGTGAAATTAAATTTCGTTATTGGTAATAATATATTTAAAGCGATTATAAATCCTGAAATACATAACAATATCGTTATTAATGTTATAGATAGCAGATTTGATTTTAAACCTGGTGTAGGTGAATTGTTAAAATGAAATACAAAATCACTTTAGATTTGGCGTACGGAAATAAAAATATGCCATTGAGAAAGGGAGACCTTGATGAGATGATTGAGATTCTCAAAAAGGCTTCAGATGGCGAGAGATTGAATGTTAATGAACAAATCATTGCTTTTGAAGCCGCTGGTATAATAAGTGGAATCAAAAAACATCTTGGGTTGTAATATTGTGCCAAAAGCAAAAGGACATACAAATGGGATTAAGTTTTAAACATTTGATATTTATTTTAAAACCTGATGAGATAATTTCTAAATCTGACGGTGATTTTCATTATATTTCTTGTGGAAAATTAATAAATTTATATAAATTGCCGCCTCAACAATGTATAAAATACGATAAATTACTTCACAGACATTTGTACAAAGAACCAAAATATGTTTTTTTATGCCCATTACCATCTGGCATTGGTAATTATAAAAATTGGTTAGATCAATATTTATTCGATCATTATAAAATTTGCAGGTTTGAAAATTGGCATTTGATAAAACGAGAATCAACAATGTGGTCATATAAGTTTAACGGTTATGTAGTTGATGGTTTTGATATTTTGTGCAAAACAGAAGAACATAAAATATTTGTAGGTATAGAATATGAAATTCCAAAAGCATGTCCAATTTGTATGGGTTGTGAATGGCCACCCGGAGGAATTAAAAGCGTATGGGAACAAACAAATGAATTTTATGATGGAATATTATAAAACATATATTGATATTATTAACATATGATATAAAAAAATACTTCTTGAAATACTCTTTATGGTGTTGTATACTGCGATTTGTATGCATACAAACAACACAATTTTATTTAAAAAAAAGGAGAATTTTTTATGTCAACGGGAACTTTTGATTTATGGATTAAGGGGCGTACTGGGAAATTGCTGAAGTCCTGGATGGTAGATTTTGCATTACAACGCTGTAATGCTTCCGGCGAATGGTTGGTTGATTTTTATCCCGAAGTAATACCGCAATTGAAAGAGAGGTATGCAAAACCGGCCATAGCCAGAGACATTACTAATTATAGCAGTTTAACAGATCAAGCAACGAATACATTAGAATTGGTTTTTGATGGTTTTAAAACCGATGAAAATACGGCTAGTGCAACATATGGAAAAGGTATTGCATATTCAGAAACGAGGAGTATCACTTTTGTTGCTCCGGCTTCAACACCTCAGCAGATTGCCTGTCAGATTAAATCTGCAATGTCCGATATGGCTCATATATCTGTTGTTGATGGTCAAATTTTAATTGAAACTATTGATCGCGGTCCTGATACCAAATTAAGTTTTGGTGCCTCAAATAATTGCAATTTAAAATTTTGTTTTGCTGATGGTATGGGTTGGCGTGTGCATTGGCGTAATTACGTAGGTGCAAAAAGAATTAATATTTGGCCCGGAAGCGGAAAAACTATAAATCATTTTGAAGTGGATGTTCCTCCAGGTGAATATTTAATGTGGTGTCGTTGTTGTCATGAGGGTAATGAAGAAACTAATCAGAGGTATACTTTGATTAAGTGCGGCGATCACACTTGTGAAAATCTTATTTTGTCGACAATTGATGTTTGTGGTAAAAATGATTGGTTCCCAATGGCCGATCATGTGGTGAATGGCGGTTTGATACAACTAGAAGCTGATAAAATCGCATTTCTAAAGGGAATGAAATATGTAGCTAATATAGAAAAAGCGTCAATGCAGGCAAATTTGCAATTGAGATTGATAGACGCCGCCCTTTCCCCGGAAACTGGTTTGGAAACTCGTATTAATGCGATTTTAGCTATAGTTGATCAGTTGCCAGAATATTGTTAAGCATTTCGAACAATTTTTAAAAAATACAAATACTGTAAAAATTTTTTTGTTGTTTTTTTTCTTGACGGTTTAGAAAAAAGGATAAATAATAATTTATAGGAGGCAACAAAATGAAAACACATCAATTTGATATTAGCGAACTTAAGGAAGAAAAAGAAATTCTTGCAAGATTGAGACACTCGAAAACGTGGATTGATCCAGCATTATTGACAGATAAAGAATATGACGAGTGGGATCGTTCACCGATTATTGGAAAAACTACAGTAATAATGTAAATTAAGTTGACTAGTTTAGAAAAAATATTAATGATTTTTTTGTCGATCTTAATTGGCGTTTTGTTGTCTCCTCTATTTTTTACAATTTTGATTATTTCTATAAATTATATTCTAAAGTCGTATTTTTAAAAATAAATTTTTTTTATTATAATTTGAACGTATGTTCAGTTGTTAATAATAAATATTTGTGTTAAATTAAATATTGTTGTTGGAGGAATAAAATGGGAAATTTTATATAGAATGTGTATTGTAGCTATCTTGTTCGGTACTGTTTTGACTTTGTAAAGGCAAAGTTGCGTATGGTAGAGTGTAATAAAGTAATGTAAATGTATTGTTGTGAATCGTATTGTTTAGTTGTGTGATGGTGTTGTAGTGTATCGTTTAGTTAATGTGAGGTCTGGTCACGTTAAGATATGGCTGTGTTGCAACGGTATTGAGCCGTTCAGCTAAGTTTATAAATCAAAAGAAAGGAAAAAAATGGAAACTATCAAAGTAAAAATTACATTAATTGATGAGATGTTAGGATCTCTTCCAAACAACCAAGAGGTTTGGGAAACCTATATCGCAAAAAACGCACCAGACAGAAAGTCTTTAAGAGAAGAGATTGAAATGTTTGGTATTGATGCAACAGCAGAAAAAACGAAAACTATTTTTTTTAGGAAAGATGGCGAACCAGTTATATTGGATTATCAAATACGAGGCCAATTTAAAAACGCCGCTAGTATGCTGTCGAAATGCCAGGGAACAGAATCATCTAAATTAAAAGCATTTAAAAAAACAGTCGATGGTATGGTTTTTGTTTATCCGAGGACCATAAAACTGAATTTGCCCAAAAATATAACTGTAGGAGTGTGTCAGAGACCATTAAGGGCTTCGACACCGCAAGGAGAACGCGTCGCTTTAGCCTTTTCAGAAACGGTACCGGAAGGCACGTGGTTTGATATAGAGATTAATTACTTGCCTTTGATTAAAAATGATCTTAAAAAATTGATTTTAGAATGGCTCGATTATGGAAAATTGAATGGTTTAGGACAATGGAGGAATTCCGGTAAGGGAAGATTTGTTTACGAAATATTGTAGATGTATGGTACAGAAAAGTACAGTGATGGTATTGTAGTGTGCCATGTCGTTTTGTTTTGTTAGTGTGAAGCGTTGTAAAGAAAAGTAAATGTAAGGTCAGGCACTGTTATGTTGTGCAAAGCAAAGGCGATATTCGGCAATGTGATGTAAATGAATTGCGTAGTGTAGTTGCGTAATGTTTAATGTCTGTGGAATAAAACAAAAAAAAATTTAAAAAAAAGGAAAATAAAATGAATTTTGAAAAAGCAAAAGAATTATCTGGTTGGAGATCGGGAAACACAAAAGCGATAGATTATATGTTGTATGAACATGGCGCATATGCATCTGAAGAAATCGCAAAAAAATGTGGATATACCAAATCAATGCCAGATCGTGGTTTATTTGATTGTGCTTTAGTTGTAGACGATACAAGGATTGATGAAGATGGCGATACGGAATTGCATTATGGAGTTTTTTGCAGAAACGAAAAGATTTTTTTGAGAAATCTTTTGGCGCAATATACCAATAATAGAAAAACCATGTCTAGGCGCCTAAAAAAAGTGTTGGGGCTTTATGAAACTTTAGATGAGAAACAAAAAAGAACGTTTACTATTACTAATTCTGTACCAACAAAAATAGATAATAGTGCTCTTATTGGAAAAAATTTGTGGGCTGAATGGTTTTAGCATGTTAAATTTAGCCATAACGCTAAAAGGTTTATATAGTAACAATGGTCTTGATCCTGATAAATATGATGGATATAAAAATTTTATATCCATCGAATCAAAATGGCAAAAAAATGATAAACAATTGCTTGTAAATGGTAGATTTTATAATTTTTCAGAATGTTTTATATCCTATCGGACCAATTTATCAGCATTTGTTTTGGAAATTGAAAAAATAATATTGTGGGTAAAGACCAAAAATAGAATATATAAACATGAAAAATATGCCGGATTTAAAGAATTCGAATCTATTTGAATTTAAATGTGATTATTGTAAAACTAAAGAAATTATTTCATCAGATAATGAAGCTTTAGCTGAACATATTTTGGCTAAGCATTCAAATTGGTATTTTTTTAAATGGTTGACTGCATGTTCTTATTGTTCTGAAAAATTTTTAATGGAAGTAAAATCTATTTCTAAAATTTTTTTAAAATTAGAAAAATTATAAAAAAATACTTTTTAGAACATTTGTTCAGTTGCACATTGTTTTTTCTGATGCTAAATTAATATTGTAAGCAGCGTTGTTAAAAAACGCTAAATGGAGGAAACAATGTATAGCATAGTTAAAACAACAATTTTTTTGGCATCAATTGAATTGATAACGATTGCTGGTCTTTGTTTTCATTTTTGTTAAAAACTTCGACAAAGGAAAAAAAGATGACTAATGTCAAAGAAGAGAGAAAAATGATGGTGGAATTTTTGAACAGCGTTGGTGAAAATGCGTCTCTGAAAATGAGTACAGAAAGACTCACAAGAAAATACAATGTTGCGTTTAAAAAATGGAAAAACGAACAAGATAAAATGCCAAATCCTTTCGCGATGTCGTCAACAGAAAGAAATCGTCGCAAAAGAGCGAGAAGGAAATCGAGAGGTAAATAGAATGATGATCGCTTTCAATAAAACAGACCGTTGTAAATTAAAATTATATAAAGAAGTTGTTGGCGAAGAGGTTTATTTCACACTTAGGCGTGAAATTTTTGACGAAGAACATTCTTCAAAATATAACAAAATCTTTGTTTTGGAGTCAATAGAGGTTTTGTCAAAAGTTAACATCGGCGAAAATAAAAAAATAGATAAACTTGAGCAAAGACATTCTGATCAAGTTTACAATTATCTAACCTAAATCAAAAATCAAAGGAAAATCTAAAATGCAGTGCCCAAATTGCGGTAATATTGTTTTTAATTCAAATAATGTTACTGGTGATATTATTGAATGTTGTTGCGGTATTTCTTTGTGTTTATGGCTAAAAAATGATATTAATGATGATGATGTCATCTTACAATTTAAAACTTTGAAAGTTTACAGAGGTATCAATGAAATTAATTTACATCGCGGGCCCGTTCAGGGCAGGTACTCAATGGGAAATATTGCAAAACGTTAGAAAAGCAGAAGAAAAATCGCTTGAAGTTTGGAGGAGCGACAATGTTCCAATAACGCCTCACATGTTAGGTAAAAATTTTTATGGCGAATTAGATGAAGTTTTTGTTCTTGACGGATTAATAAAAATTTTATCTAGATGTGATGGAGTATTGTTGCTTGATGATTGGTATAATAGTCGCGGAACTTTAACAGAATTAGGTTATTGTATCAATAATAATATTCCGTTTGACGTAAATTTACCAAATTTGCTTAAAAAAATAAACGAAAAAAATGAATGTTTGGTTAGGTGCAAAATGATAGAGGAGTGAAATTATGAACGCTTCAGAAGCAAAGAAAATAATGAAAATGGGCGATACGTTTTCAAAATCAGAATTAAAAAAACAGTTTAGAAAACTATCATTAGAAAAACATCCTGATACTGGAGGAAGTTCCGAGTTGTTTATACAATTGGAAAAATCATATAAAATATTAGAATTTATAGCGATAGCGAATTATACTGACAACGAAGAATTGTTTATTAGTGGAAAAAACATAAAAGAATACGGATGTGGTTTACCAAATAATGTTAATGCTAAGACGTGCGAAAACTGCAATGGATTAGGCTATAAACAATTTGACAATTATGAATTTTGTTATTGTGAGTGTGAAAAATGTCAAGGTACTGGGGTGCATTTTTATAAATGTAAAAAATGTTATGGAACTGGAATATATTTTGGAATTGGAAAAACAAAGGGTTGTAAATGCAAAAGCTGTAAAGGTACTGGTAAATTTTTTCCAAAATATAATTCTAAGCTTCCACCATCAATTTTTATAATTGATGGTGTAAAAACAAAAGTAAATAGATGTGAATTGTGTCGTGGTAGTGGAGAAATATTTGGTAGACGCAAAACAAAATATTATTTATCATGTGATATGTGTGACGGTATTGGCGAAATACAAATATACAATCCTGTATTGCCAAAAGGATTGTTGATAGATATAAATACATGATTAAAACAAAAAAAGAATATTATGAAAATACATTCAATTTTAGATGTGGGAATCATTTAAAATGTTGGAAAACCATAAAAGATTTATTTGATGATAAATATGACGGTTTTGTTTCTGCCAGAAATACAAAATTGAATGGGAATGTAATACCTAAAAAAAAACGTATTTATTATGCAAAAAAAGAAAATCTGATCAAAATTATTAGCGGATTTGGATATAATATTAATGATTATATTTTTTTCGAAGGACCACTCGATAAAGAACGTACGCTACAAGGAGAAATAACTTATACAGATAAATTATATTTACATTATACTTTTTCAAAAGTTCCGCTTGGTATTGCATTAAATTCTGTTAAATATAAAAAATTTAATGCAACCAATCTTTCGGCTAAATTAATATTGAAAAAATATTGTGATGAAAAATCATATGATACTATTTTAGATTTGTTGGATTATTATACTGATATTACAAATACATTGGTGCCGGTAATAGAATTTACGTGTTTTAATAAATCTGTTGGTGTTTTTAGCACAAATACTATAATTTGGGAAGTTAGAAATTACTAAAAATTTGTTGACAAATTAAATGTTTTTGGTAATAATTAGAGAATGATTTTAGTTAATTTTAAATAAAGGAGGTTTATTATGTGGCTATAATTGCAGAAATGCAATTCTGAAAAGTTGCCAATATTTTTTTTAAATCAAGTTATTTAATTTTAAAAACGTGTTCGAAAATGGTTTTACCGGTTCCATATCAAAAACCGGTTTTTTTTAAACATGGAAGAAATTTTTAGAAGAATAAATAATAGATATAGAATTTCATTAAATGAAAAAAATTGTGGAAATTGTAAAAATTTATTGAACGGTATTTGTAAAAAACTCGAATGTTCAATAGGATTGTATTTTATATGCAATTTGTATGAGGAACGAGATGGAAAAAAAGTTAAATCAATTGATAGAAGAAATAAAAAAATATCAACCTAAATTTGAAATAAGATTCAAATCTGAATCGCTTCTTAATAAAATAATATCAAAAATACTGTTTTTTAATAAAAATTATATGACAGGCTCTACAACGACGCTTTTTAAAAAAGTATATTTTACGGACAAAGAATTTTTCGATAGAAATCCACATTTAGTTTTTTGGATATTGGCTCATGAATTTGTGCATATATATGATTCTACTGAAAGACCAATATTATTCGAATTATTGTATCTATTTCCACAAATACTTTCGTTGTTTGCATTTTTAACATTTATCAATCCTTGGTTTTTGTTGTGTTTAATTTTTTTAGCACCTATACCGGCACCTTTTCGTAAATGGTATGAGACAAGAGGATATGCTATGTCATATTATTGTAAAACTAGAATGGTAAAAAATTTTGATTCGGCATTAGCTCTAAAAAAAATTGATGAGAAATTTTCTGGACCATATTATTATTACATGTGGCCATTAGGTAGTGTTGCTGAAGATATATATTTTCATAAAAGAGATGAAATTCCATTTTTAATCGTAAAGAAAATATTGGATGAGTAAAAAGTATATTTTTGGTAAATTTTATAAAAAAAATGGTAAATGGTTGTATGTGTGCAAAAACGATATAATTACCAGATATGTTTTCGGGAAATATAACATTGTTATATCTTTGTATGATAAAAAACAAATTCTTGAACTAAAAGGATTACAAAAATTAGTTTTTAATTGTACTTTTAGATCGTTAAAACTTTATGAATTTAAATTTTTCGTAAAGACTTTTACAAAAAAACCAAATATTTTAACACTTTCGAATGATGATGATTGGCTGAAATATAGTGAAATTTTTTACGATATACGCGTTAGGACAGATAAAATAAGAAAAATATTAAAATAAATTGAATAAAATAGCTATTTAACTTTACTTATTATCTAAAATAATTTATTTAAAAATTGAAAGGAGGGTTGATGAAAAACTCTAATAAAAAAATTAAAAAAACCCCCCTATTTAAGGTTATTTTTGCGCTTGAATGTGGTGGTGGAAGTGTTTTAATTAATGGCGAATCAAAGAACGATATTGAAAAAATGTTAAAAAAAACATTTCCCGATACTCATGAGAAAATAAAGTTAATCGAGGAGTATGTAAATGGATAATATTAAAATAATTGGCAAATGTGTAAAAAAAGGTGATAAAGAAATAAGAACATTAACTTTAGATTCATACATTTATGATGAAATACCAGAAGATGGTATTGTTATTAAAACAATAATTAACGGTGTATCTCGAAACATTTATTTAAGAGAAAGTGATATTGATAAAGCTTTAACAAATAGCGAATATTTAGAATTATCGAGTTGGTAAATGGCGAATGTGTTAACAAAAAGACTTGAACGTATAGGTTTATTTTTTGAGTTACTGTCTGAAGGAAAAAAAATAGATGAAATATCAGATATAATGGGTTTAGAAAATGATGAATTGCTAAAACTCAAAAAAGATTTGATAGAAGAAAAGTCTTCTGATATTAAAAATAAACCTATTGAACATGTTTATTTCGAATACTTTTTAAATCAACTAGATAATATAAATGAATTAACAAATTTAATACTTAAATTTGATGGAAATTCGCGCAATTATGGTGGTGTTGTTAGTGCTATTAGGGCGCGTTCAGAAATTTATGATAAAATTTTAGATCGTGGACAAAATCTAGGTGTTATTAAAAAAACTCCATCCCATGTAAAAAATGAACATTCGGTTTTAATTGCAGATTTAAGTTCGAATGAATTGAGAAAGGCAATAGTAGAGCAATATCGAAAGATTGCAAAACTTACATCAGAAACTGTAAATGATAATATAGTTAATATACCTATTGGTCCTTTACATTATGGCGATGAAAAAGCTTTACCTGAAGTGATAAATATTGAACAAGATAAAGTTAAAGTAGAATATATAAAACCTAAAAAAAAGAAAAAAAAGAAGAAAAAGAAAAATGAAGAAATATAGTTTTACTAGAGATTTTAATAAAAAAAATACATTTGTGCTTGGTCGTTGTGAATACGACATAGGTGTTAAGGTTATAAAATGGTATGATGAGAACGGATACGACGGTTATAAAAGACCGCTTAGGATAAAACATCGCACAAAACCTATAAAACAGTTGTTAGTGCATCATTCCGGACAGGATAGATTAAATCCGGGCGTAATGTATCATGTGCTGTGGGATAAAAGGAATTTATCTGTTCATTTTGCATATGATGAACCTTTTGGTGAACCAACAATTTATCAATTTGTTGACGCCGACGAAATTTGCGCTCATGCGGGCCAAATGAACCCAACATCTATTGGAATTGAGATTTGTCATTATCCATCGGCATGGATAGACCCGCTTTATTATGATGAAGTTAGAAATTTAAAAAATGGGAATGTACCTCATCAGACGATTGAGCAACCAGTATTTAATAAAATACGTACTGTATACCGTATGACAGACGCTACATTGGACGCTGTTGCTCGTTTGTATGCTGGGTGTTGGGTAGCACTATTGCAGCAACATGAACGACCATGGAATGCTTATTTTGAACCACCAAAATTTCCTAGAATTAACGATGAAATACCATTTGAGACGGTAAAACATCCAAATGAACATTGGGGATTAATCGCACATCGTCATTGTTCTAAGAATAAATGGGATCCTTCTGGTATGGAATTTGAATTGTTTGAGAAAAAAGTTAAATGTTATTGGGAAAAATTTACAGAAGTTTTTAAATCTTGGTAACCTCTTTTTTTACCCCGTTTTCTAGACAAAAATAATATCAATTTGTAATATTGCTGTGAATATTGCCCCAAGTGGCTAAAAGCCATAGACCCGCGTTTCGCTCAGATGCCAAGGGTTGTCAAGGGCAGATACACTAAGGAGGTGTAATATGAGCAGTGGTGTGACAAGAAGTATGTCCGGTTCTTTTGTTGGTACTGCCGCAACGGTAAGCATTAGAACTCTTAATTTTCGCCCCAAATTTGTAAAAATTATTAATGCAACTGGTGTTTGTTTTGCCGAATGGTGTTCTTCCATGCCTGATGCGAGTGCCATGAAGACTGTTACGGCAGGAACAACGTCGTATATTACTACTTTGGGGATTACTCCTTTGTCGAATGGTTTTTCACTTGGTGCAGATACTGATCTTAATGTCGCTGCTGAGACCGTTTATTGGTTCGCTACTGAATGAGTAAATAATGCCGCAATATATCAAATATAGTCCAGAATATATTTTACATAGAAGTGGGATAACGGCTGCGGATTCTACTTTTACAAGTTATGATCATGGTGTTAATACATCGTATTATAAAAAGGCTAACATCCAAGTGGTTCCTAGCGGTGGTGCTAATCCTACAGTAAATGTGATGTGGTGGTGCGAAAGTGCTTCTAAGTTCATAAATGAACATGTTGCTATAGAAAAAGCAGGAATAGGCGCTAACACTCCTTTTGAATTTACAGTTGATTGTTTGCGTAGAACAATGTTTGTTGCTGTTTCAGCTATTTCTACAGGTAGCGTTGATATTTTAGTTTCCGGCGCTGATTTGGCTCATCCAGAGTAAAAACTAATGAAAAACTCAGAAGTTGAATACTTGAGAAAACACTCAAAAGAACGAAAAATACCATTCATAGATAGACATAAAATAAAAAATGCCGAACGCTCTGAACTTTTAGAATATTATGGTTTTTCAGTATCTCTTTATAATCAGTGGTTAAAAAAACAAATAATTGAAAATAATAGAATAGATCTTTTAGCAACTGAAATACTTGGATATATAGTCAAACCATTTCATTTTTCTATGATGAAATTTCAATTCTTGCATCCTAATAATTTACAACTTGTTTATCGTGGTTCTGGAAAAACTAGTATCTGCACTGTTACAAAATCTGTGCATGTTTTATTAAAAGATCCTAATCTCAGAATTCTTATTGCATCAAAAACAACTGGCAATGCAGAAAGTTTTTTAAAAGAAATAAAAGCACATTTTGAAAGAGATAAACTTGTAGAAATGTTTGGAACGTATTATGACAGAAATAGAAAATGGGATAATAGAGAAATTGAAATTGCTCAGAGAACAAAAATAACCAAAGAAAGCACTATAACTTGTATTGGTATTGATGGAACAGTTGTTTCTAAACATTACGATATTATTTTTTCTGACGATTTAGTAGACCAGAATAATTCTCTCACTGAATATATGAGAGAGAAAACGAAAGATTTTTATTATTCAGCAATTTGCCCAACTTTAGAACCGCCAGATAAAAACGTTCCACATAGAGGCGAACATCATAGACAAGGAACACGCTTTCATTATAACGATCTTTATGGACACCTTATTGAAAATGAATTGGCTGAACATTATCAACGAATAATGGGAATAAATGAATTAGGTCAAACTGTTTGGCCAGAAAAACATTCTCCTGAATGGTTTGAACAACAGAGAAAAGAATTAGGAATAATAAGATTTAATGCTCAGTATTTATGTGATGCAGAGTATATGAAAGGAAAAATATTTTCATATGATGATTGTCAATTAATTAAAAAAGACGATTTGCCAAAAGAAATTAGTTATTATATGGGTATTGATTTAGCTATTGGTGAAAAAGATCAAAACGACAATTTTGTTATTGTTATTATTGGTAAGAAAGACGATTTTTATTATCTTGTTGATTTTTATGAGGGGCAAATAAGATTTAGCGATCAAACAAAAAAAATAAGATCATATTATCAAAAATACGATCCGGTTAAGGCACTCATAGAAACTAATGCATATCAAGAAGCACAATACCAAAATTTAAAAGATAAATATCCAGATATGCGAATAAAACCTAAAAAACAAAATAGAGATAAAATTTCAAGAGCTTGGAAAAGATCATCTGATTTTGACGACAAGAGAGTTTTTATATTGGATACGCCAAAATCTTATATAGCAATTGAGAGATTAGTTTTGTTTCCTGATGGAGCTGGCTCTAAAGATTTTTTTGATGCTTTAGATTTGGCTTTTTCCGCATCAAAAATGAAAAATAAAAAAAGACGGGAACATGAACCAGGTTTGTTTGGTTTTTAAATTATAGGATAAAAAAATGAATGATTTTAATGAAAAAGTTTTAAAGAAAGTAAAAGCGGAAGTAATAGAAATAAGAAAATATTTAAACACACAATCTAAATCTACTAAGGCTAATGATGATCCGCTTGTCACTTTAGGCGAATCAGGAAAAATAATAGAACCCCCTTTCGATCCGTTTTCTCTAACGCTTCTAATAGAAAGATGTACTGAACTTGGTCCGTCAATAGAAGCGATGGAGATTAATATAGACGGATTTGGTTATAGATTTGTACCAAGAACAAAGAGCGATCCCAGATTAGAAATACCAGAATCTATTAAAAAAGAAATAAAAAAAGAAAACATAGAATTACAAAATTTTTTTGAAAATTGTACTGACGAATCTTTTGTTAATTTTAGACGAAAATTAAGAAAAGATCTTGAAATAACCGGTATGGCTTATTTTGAGGTGATAAGAAGTATTACAGGAACAATACAAAGTTTTGTACACATACCTGCTTATCAAGTAAGAATAGGCAAAAAAGATAATAAACCAATATTAGCGAAAAAGAAAATTTATGAATTACAAGAAAATGGTTCAGTAAAAATAAAAGTTGTTGAATATTGGACTAGATTTCGAACATATGTTCAATCTAGATTGCAAACAAGACACAATTTGGAAATTGTACCAGGTGATAAATTAGTTTGGTTTAAAGATTTTGGTGATAGTAGGATATTAAATAATAAAACTGGTGAATTTGATCCTAAAACTAATCCAGATGATTATGCTAATGAAATGATTTGTTTATCTTTGTATTCTGCTAGAAGTTCTTATGGATTACCAAGATATATTGGATCATTATTGTCTATGTTTGGTGATCGCGCTGCTGAAGAAATAAATTATAACACATTTCAAAACAATAACATTCCATCAATGGCTTTATTGATTTCAAACGGTCAATTAACTGACGGCTCAATGGCTAGAATAAATAGTTTTTTAGAATCTCAAGTTCAAGGTTCAAATAATTATAGTAAAATTTTATTAATAGAGGCTGAAGGTAGTGATGAGGGCGAGGAAGGGAATCAAGTTAAATTAGATCTCAAACCTCTATCTAGAGAGCAACATACAGACGCGTTGTTTCAACAATATTCTAAAAATAATAAAGAGAATATTAGAAAAAGTTTTAGAATGCCACCAATTTTTATTGGTTCTACTGATGGATATAATAAAAGTACCGCAGATATATCAAGAAGAATAACAGACGAACAAGTGTTTGCTCCTGAAAGAAATGAGTTTGATGCGTTAATAAATAGGAAAATTATGCCTGAAATAGGAGCAATTTATCATAGATTCGTTTCTAATTCGCCTAATACTACAGACAATGAACAACTTGTTAAAATGTTGGCTACTTCGGAAAAAACTGGTGGGATGACACCATATATAGCAAGAAAAATGTTAGAAGAAATTTTAGGAAGAGATTTGCCTGAATTTAAAGAAGAATTTGATCCGCATGTTCCATTTTCTCTTACCATGGCCGAAGCAGTAAAAAATAAAGCCGATCCTACAGAACCAGGTCAACAGGTTACTGCATTAAAGGCAAATGATATTATATCAGCAATAATAAAAATTGCTAAAAATCTTAGAGAACACGATCCTATTATAGATCATTTGTTAGAAATTCAAAAAATTGCCGAAAGAGAATGGACTAAAAATTTAGAAGAAGAACATGAACATGATGATTGATAATGAGCTTAGATATCTTCGTCTTGCAATTGTGGATAGAATAGTATCAAAAACAACAAACGTGTCTGAAATTACACAAATAGCAAGAACTGAAAAGAGAATTAGAAGTTATTTGATAAAAACTTGGAAAGACAGAATAGAAAAAAGTTATTTAATTTTAAATAAAATAAAAAAAACAACAAAATATAAAGAGATAGTAAAAAAAATAAATAATAATATGAATAAATGGAGATATGATGTATTAAAAATTTATGTAACTGAGATAAAAAATATATATAAATTGGCCAGAATAGCAGGATATAAGAAAGCAACTAGGCAGACAAAACAATCACTAAGGTATGGTTTGCCAAAACAAGAAATAAAAAAAGCTAAAGTTGTGTTGCCTGTTTTTGATTTAGTAGATGAAAAAACTATAAAAGCATTAGAAGAACAACAAATATTTTGGATTGGTGAACTTTATGATAATGGTGTTTCGGATAGAATAGCAAAAACTGTAAAAGAAGCCATGGCAGAAGTCGGCTTGGGGCCACTAGAAGTATCAAAAATATTAAGAGAAAAACTTGAAAAAATATTTGAATATATAGTTTTACCGAGCGGATTTATTGGTACTCCAGAAAGTTATTTTTCTGGATTAGTTGCAAATACTTTTACGGTTGCCAGAGTACAAGGACAGGTCAGATCTTTTATGGAAATCGGTATAACATCATACGAAATAAATAATCCTGGTGATAATAGGACATGCGAAAGATGTGCTCATATGGATGGTAAAATTTTTAGGACTGAAGACGGAGCAAATCAAATGTTGTCTGAGTTGAAAATGAAAAATCCAGAAGATATTAAACAAATTCATCCCTGGTTATCATTAAAAGAATTGCAAAAAATATCTCCTAATCCTGGTTATATTGGTGGTGATAAAGGGTTAAGAGATTCTAAAAAGTTGTCTGAAGCTGGGTTGAGTTTGCCACCGTATCACTTTAAGTGCCGATGTACTGTAGATATATCTATTGAGTCTAGTACATTCGAAAATTTACAACCCATAACTCTGCCCATATAAATATATCTTATTACTATTTTATTTGTAACAAAAACATTTTTAGCCCGTTTACTTTACTAAAATCTATATTAAAACTAATATCTTGTCAGGAGTGTATTATGCGAAAAAGCATGACAGTAGAACAATATAGAAAAAGAACAAAAAAAATAGATATAGAAAAAAAGATTGTTAATGATGATACTATTTGCGAAGAAACTGAATGTGTTGAAAAAAGTGTTTGCGCATATGTTGAAACAATAAAAGTATTTGAGGATGAAAGAAAAATAACTGGAGTAGTTTTAAGACCTAATGTGTTTGATGCTCAACAAACTACAATAAGCGAAAATGTTATACGAGAAGCGGCGCACAAATTTTTATCTGGTTATAATAAAAAAAATACTATGGGTTTGCAACATGAAGAATTTGATCAACCAATTGAGTTATGTGAATCAGTAATTGCTCCGGTTGATATGATAATTGGCAATAGCACTATAACTAAAGGAACTTGGTATATTGTAAGCAAAATAAATGACAAAAAACTTTGGGAAAAAATTAAAAAAAGAGAACTTACCGGATATTCTATCGGTGGTAAGGCCAAAATAAAAAAATTAGAAAAGGAGGAAGAAGTTGACTGATATTAAAAAATCGTCAAATGTAGGCGTAAAGCATGAGTATGTTGAACTAGAAGTTAACGAAATTTCTGTGGTTGATAGGCCTGCAAACGAGGAAGAATTTGCAGTAATAAAATGCGTTATGGAGGATGAAATGCCTGATAAAAAAGAGGATATTGAAAAAAATATCGATAAGAAAAATGAAAAAACAGAAGATGTTAAAAAAGAAGAAGAACAAAAACAAATGCAAAATTTGGATGACGTATTGAAAAAAATTAGTGATATTGAATCCAAAATTGAATCACTAAAAAAAGATGAAAAAGTTCAAAAAGAAATTGACTGGAAAAATGAACTTGTCGCAAAAGGGGTTGATGGAAAAGTTCTTAGGATGATTGAAGATAAATTTAATCAAAAAGAAAAAGTTAAAAAAGAATCAGAAAACAGTTTGATTGGTGAGCTTACTACAGAATTAACTAAAGCAAAAACGTTTACGCCAAGCAGAATAAAAAGACTTGAGGATGCTTCACAACTTTTGTCTAAGTTGATGGAAGAAATTACGCAAATAAATCAAAAACCAAATGATTTATCATCTCCTTCAGATTCACAATCTATGGAATCCGGAAACGGCGATGTGAAAAAAAATTTTGATGATATGAATAAAAATTTTGTTGAACTTTGTAGTGTTGTAAAAGCTTTAAAAGAAAAAGTAGAAGCAATAGAAAAAATAAGGCAACCTAGCACATCTCTTGATAAACAAGAGAATGAAGATGTTAAAAAGTCTGACGATTTTTGGAGCGGGGTTTTTAATAATTAATCACTTTTGAAGTGTTATAAAAAGGAGAATAGAAAAATGCCTATTTCAAATCAAGAACTTGTAAAAAAAACTATTAGCGCTATGGATGCGCTTGCAACCAACGGTAAACTTAATGATGCTCAAGCAATGAGGTTTATTGATTACGTTATTGATGAGACGAGTCTTAAAGGTAACGTAAGAATCGTAAGATTTCGTAATGAAAATATGGATATTAATAAGGTTGGCATTGGTACTCGTGTTGCAGTTCCAAAAAATGAAGCACGTGACAAAAAATGAAGCACGTGATCCTGGTGTTAGACGTGGTGTAACTATGTCAAAAATCACTTTAACTCCGTCAGCTTTGATGGTACCGTTTGAAATTACCGAAGAGTTTAAGGAATTGAACCTTGAAGGAGATAATTTTGAAGATCACGCCATTAGAATGTTTGCAACCCAATTTGCAAACGATATGGAGGAACTGTATATCAATGGAGATAAAAATGGCCCTGCTGTTTTAGAGGGAGATATTATTGATAATGGAAGTTCGACACAATATATAAATGACAGTTTTTTGGCATTGCAAGATGGCTGGTCATTGTTGGCAGACAGCGGAAATGTTTATGATGCTGATGCAACTAATATCGGTTTTTCTGTTTTTTCGAACGCAATTAAATCAATGCCGACAAAATTTAGACGTAATAAAAAAATGTTGCGTTGGTTTATGAGTCCTGATTTAGTTCAGACATATGCGGAAAAAATGACTACGCGGGCAACTGGCGCTGGTGATGCCGCTGGTTCCG